AATACATTACGTCAAACATGCATACCAAAATTCAGTTTGGAGGTTTACCTCCTATCGATGTCAAACAAAAGCGCAAGCACAGAGCTGGAGCTCGCCAAGCGGTTGGTGAAGATGGGCTTGAATCCAATACATTCACCACTTACGACCACGAGGTTAAATTTGAGAACATCAAGGTGGGCGTGAATGTGTGCCGAGTCAAGAATGACGACCCAGAGACAGGAGTCGGGGTTGCTAAAGGTGCTATTCTCGCCGGAGTTCCGCTTACTGTTCCTAGTAATACGGCTGCCGCGACCACACACGCGATGAAGAAGAGGTGCGATTACAAACCTCAGTTGAAAGATATTGATTCCTTCAAGATTGGCCATGGGTTACTCATGGCTAAGTTTATGCCCCAGGAAACAATTCGAGTGGACAAAGATCTCATGGATGAGTACTTTGCTACGTGTGATCCCGGGAAGGCTCGTAGGTTGTTGGAGGCGCTTGATGGCGCGCAATGGAACAGTGAGATGGACACAAAACATGTGTTCGCAAAACAGGAAGTGCTCTTGAAGGACCATAAGTCACAGCCTCGCGTTGTCTATCAAGGAACAGACATGTACAACGCATTGACTGGTCCTGTGGTTATGGAGCTTAACCGCAGGATGAAAGAGATCTTTTCCCTCCGTAACCCTCTTAACACCGGCAATATCGCACTGTACGCGTGCGGCATGAAGGGGGAGGAGATGGGAGAGATCATGGAGCAGGCTTTAGGGAATCCTATTGAGAGCGACGCAAAGAACAACGATGGGAGCCAATCGAAGGAATTTCGCAAGTATGAGGCGATGTTCTATCGGAAATTGGGAGCACCGGATTGGTTTGTTCGTGAATTTGCACGTACCTTGAAAATACGAGTGTGGACGCGTTATGGCATCTGCGCCGAAGTCGTTGGTGAGCGTTGGTCGGGTGAGACAACTACCACCACCGGAAATAGCTACGTACATATGGCATTGATCCAAGCTGCGCATGAGCTCGCTGGGATTAAGGAAAGCACGAACATCCACGGTGGAGATGACTACCTAGGGTATGTCCAGGGTGATGAGCTCAAGTTCAAAGATGCGGTGGAGAAAGTCTTCGATGACAGTGGAATGGTCGCCGAGGTCGTCCCGCAGAAAGCTCGTCATTATGCCACTTTCTATAGAAAGAGGTATGTCCGTGGAGTTATTGGTACTCGTCCCGTCCCACAATTCGGGCGTGTCTTGGCAAAATTGAACCTGCGTCCAAATAGGAATCAGCAGGTCAATGATAGAGATTACATGGCAGGTAAGTATTTGTCTGCTGCGTATGAACATAGGCACGTTCCCGGTATAAAAGAACTGTTACTCGCAACGTCGGCACGCTTGTCGGATACTCCCTATCTTGATGTTCGCACCTCAAAGATGCGTGAGATGGGGGGAAGAGATAATGTCCAGGAGATAGTTACCAGGTCCTTGACGCATGTGGTTTCCGATTTCAATGATTTTCTTCAAGAAGTGTATGGTATCAATTATGATGATCTTTTCGAATGTTATGAACGTGTGTGCCAGTCGTGTGTTGACTATTGCGACGGCTTTACATACGTGGGAAAAGACGGAAAAACCAGAAACAAAAAGAATAATTCGAAGTACATAGCGCCCAAAATGTCAGGAGACACGATCGAGGCTCTGGTGCGCCTGGATGTGTAATGAGTAGTAGGGACAACCGCTTGGATATGTGACTAGCAAGTAACACAGA